AATAATGGTTCTCAGATTATGATTGATCAAGAAAAACCACCAGGAACAGCAGCTTTAGCCTTTAGAGGATTTATAAGACCAAAATATATATCTCAAGAATTAGATACAAAATTTACAGAGATTATCAATAAACTTGAAGCAGACGGTATAATAGAATAATAAAAATGCTAAATTAATATATTTATAAAAAGACAATAATAAAAATATGGGATATTTAAATAACCAAATAGTAACAGTAGACGCTATTTTAACTAAAAAAGGAAGAGAATTATTAGCTCGTAATGATGGCTCTTTTAGAATTACACAATTTGCTTTATCAGATGATGAAATAGATTACACATTATTTAACCCAAATAATGCTTCAGGATCAGCATATTATGGTCAAGCTATTGAAAATATGCCTCTTTTAGAAGCATTCCCTGATGAGACTCAAATAATGAAATATTTACTTACTACATTACCTCGTGGTACAGCTAAGATGCCTATTATTAATATTGGTTATACTAATATTGTATTAAAACAAGGAGCTTCATTATCAATTACTCCTCAAACTTTAAATTATTTAGGTGGAACTAACGCTTTTGAATCATCTGGATATAACTTCACTATAGGTGATGTTAGAACAATGAGTGTATTTAATGGAGTTGGTGTTAACACAGACCAAGCTACATCTTTAAATTCTACAACTACTCTTGGAACTAATGTGTCTAAAACAGTAATTGGTACTACATTAAACATGACTGGTACTACAATTAATACATTATTTGGGACACAAACTCAACTTCAAACTATACTAATAGTACAAGGTAGAGATAGTGGAGCTAGAGTAACTATTCCAATCACTATAACAAAAGTTAGTTAATAAAAAAATATTATAAAATATGTCATATAAATCTTTAGACGCTCAAGATTTTTTAGTAAGTGCTGATTCAATAACAGCCCCATGTTGGAGTAATTATACTCCAATATTAAGTACAATGTTCACATCTTCAACTCAGTTGAATGGAACATCAGGTAATTACTTTTTAAATGTTTATAATTTAGATCCATCAACTGACTCATCAGCTGAAGTCCAATTTAATATAGCTTATGGTAGCAAATTTGGATCGGGTTCTCAACCTTATAATTCAGCTTACCCTAATTTATCTCCTACTAGAACAATTTATGGACAATTTAGAAATCTAATATATGGAGATGAAAATACAGACTTTACTTTTGGAAGTGGAGTCTCAGCTGTGACTCCAACTCGACAAGATTTTTATGCTATTACCATTGACAGAACTAGATATAAACAGTCCTTATTTCCAGGTTCTATGAATTTAACTTTATATAGTGGTTCTCAACAATTAAATTTAACAGATAATAGCGCTACTACAACAACTATCTCATATTGTGACGCGGGTCGTGTATATCAAATTGTATCTGGAAGCAATGGCACTCCAATAAGTAACGCCTACAATGGATATACAGCTAATTCAGGCTCATATGGCCTATTTTTACCAGATATTGGAACAATTATATTAAATGCTTCAGCATTGGACTTAACATATGCTAATGGAGGTATTAACTTACAAACAGGTACTTCTACAACATCTTACAATCCTGGAAAATTATTCTCAACCGGATCAAGAGGATTTATTGACTCTACTACAAGTGTGTCAGCAAGTTCTTTTCAATTAAACTCACAAGAAACAATCACCTCAGATTTTGTATTTTGTAGAGCAAGAAATGGTGAATTTAATTATACTGAAAACCCAAGCTTCATATCAGGTAGTACAGGCGCAGTAGTATATGATTTATTTGTTAATAATCCAACTACTTATATCACTACAGTTGGAATGTATAATGATCAAAATGAATTATTAGCTGTAGCTAAACTATCTAAACCACTTAAAAAAGATTTTACCAAAGAAGCACTAATACGTGTTAAATTAGATTTTTAATGAATGAGTGCATTCAAACAATTTTTAAGTACAGATGTAACTGTAGTTCCGTTTGTTGTTAACAAAAGTTTTACTTTTGAAGGAACTGCTTCTTTAGATAGTAATGATATTAAGAGATTATATGGATTAAGCTCTTCTTACTCTTCTTCCACAGATAATACTTATAGTTCTTACCAATCCCAATCTGCAGCGTTATTATATAATTCTATAAAACAATTATATTATACTAATTATATTCCTACTCCTTCACAATCTCAAGCCCCATCCCCAGTATATAATTATAAAGGAACTTTAATAAGCAATTATACGTCCTCAGCTACAAATGCTAGATTTTATAATTATGAACAAACTACTCTTTTTCAAACAAATTCATTAAATAATCCGTATTTAGGATATGCTAGATATTTTTCATCAAGTATTTGTGTTTTATCTATTCCTAAAAATTTATTTGGAGATTACATAAACCCAAACTCATTTCGTTTAGATATCTCTAATGGAGATGGAGATGATATATATCTTATAGATAATGGAGAAGGAATATTACTATTAAATGGTGGAGTTAACGATTCAACAGGTATTATAAATTACTTCCATGGGACTATAGCTTTTAATGGTACTATTTTTGCCCAAGAATACATAAATTGGATGACTAACGCTACTAATGTTACTTGTAGCTTTCAAAGTTCAAGAACAATTTATGAAACTCAATATAAATGTACTCTTAGATCTAATGAATTTAATTTTAGTCTAAACCCAAGTACAATATCAGGTTCTACAGAAGGAACAGTTTATAATTTTGTGACAAGTTCATATTTTGCTCCATATGCTACAACAGTGGGTTTATATAATAAAAAACAAGAATTATTAGCTGTAGCTAAGTTAGCTAAACCTCTTCCTACAAGTGCTACAACAGACACAACAATATTGATAAACTTAGATATGTAAATTATGAGTAAATGGTTATATAAAGGTAAAGAAGTTATTAATATAAAAGATTTTGGTGAACAAACTCCATTTGGATTTGTTTATATGATAGGTAATACACTTACTGGTAAAATATATATTGGTAAAAAATTTCTACAACATAAAAAAACTAAAAAACTAGGTAAAAAAGCTATAGCTGAACAAACTGGCCCTGGTCGTAAAAAAACTAAAGAAGTTACCTATGCCGAATCAGATTGGAAAACATATTGGGGTAGTTGTAAACCACTTCATGAAGATGTAGCTGTAATTGGTGAAGACAAATTTTATAGAGAAATCTTAGATTTAGCATGGAACTCAAAACATTTGTCATATCTTGAAGCTAAATATCAATTTGTGTTAGGATGTTTAGAAAAAGATAGTTACAACGATAATATACAAGGACGGTATTTTAAAAAAGACTTGGCTTTTGGTTTATAATTACTATATTTGAAACAATATGGTGAACCAAGCTTTAGTTGCAACATTAAATTCTGTTTTAGGACAAGGTAAAAAAACCTCAAAAGGTAATTTTGCCTATCATTGTCCATTCTGTCATCATCATAAACCTAAATTAGAAGTTAACTTAACTGAAAGTGAAAAAGGTGAACATCCATGGCATTGTTGGGTTTGTGATAAAAGAGGTAAAAGTTTAGTTAAATTATTTAAATTAATTGAAGCACCTAAGGACAAAATAATTGAAATCAGATCACTATCAAAATACACATCAGGCAATTTTGAAGTAACAGTAACTGAGAAAAAAGTAGAATTACCTAAAGAATTTAAATCTCTTACTATAGAAGGTAATAGCATTGAATATAAGCACGCTATCAGTTATTTAAAACGCAGGAATATCACTCTTGACGACATTATGAAATATAATATAGGTTATTGTGAATCTGGCATTTACTCTAACTGTATTGTTATTCCATCATATGATGAACATGGTAGTTTAAATTACTTCACAGCTAGAAATTTTAATAAAAATTCAACATTAAAATATAAAAACCCAGATGTATCTAGAGATATAATTCCATTTGAGTTGTTTATTAACTGGAATATACCAATTATATTATGTGAGGGACCATTTGATGCGTTAGCTATAAAACGTAATGTTATCCCATTATTAGGTAAGAATATTCAAAAAAGTTTAAGAAAAAAATTAGTAACATCTAAAGTACAAAAAATATACATAGCGTTAGATAAAGATGCTATTAAACAAGCTCTATCATTTTGTGAAGAGCTAATCAATGAAGGTAAAGAAGTATACCTGGTAGACATGGATGATAAGGATCCAAGTGATATGGGGTTTGAAAAATTCACTAGCTTAATCCAAACATGCATACCATTAACATTCTCAGATTTATTTGAGAAAAAATTACAATTAATATGATTGAAAAAAATGTAAATATCTATAAAAAGAGTGTAACTCGTATTTTAGATATAGATCCTACCTCTAAAAGGGTAAACATTATGGATAACCGTTTCTATAGTAGAAACAGTGATTATTATCCATCTGTTACAAGTATTTTACAATTTATGCCTAAAGGTAAATTTTTTGAAACCTGGCTAAAAGATGTAGGACACAACTCAGATATCATAGCTAGAAAAGCAGCTGATGAAGGAACTCAAGTTCATGAGGCAATTGAAAAATATCTAATGGGAGAAAAAATTCAATGGTTAGATGAAAATGATCGTTCTAATTATTCTTTAGATGTTTGGAAATTAATTCTTAAATTTCATGATTTTTGGACAACAAATAAACCTACTCTAATTGAAAGTGAAATACATTTATTTTCAGATCAATATAAATATGCTGGTACTTGTGACTTAGTTGTGGAAATTGAAAATGAAAGATGGTTATTAGATATCAAAACATCTAACTCAATTCATACAGCAATGGATTTACAATTAGCGGCTTATGCTCAAGCATGGAATGAAACATTTGAAGAAAAAATTGATAGAGTTGGTATTATTTGGTTAAAATCATCTAAACGTAAAGAAGGTAAATTACAAGGTAAAGGATGGGAAATATATGAACCATCTCGTTCAATTGAAGATAGTTTTAAACTATTCCAAAATGTTCATGAACTATTTAAAATTGAAAACCCTAATCCAAAACCATCACAAGAATCATTCCCTATCGAAATTCAGTTAGACTTAAATATTTATGACAAAACTGAAGAATGATCAAACTCATAAATTTACTACGTGAAACCCTTATTGTTGAAGGTGGTAATGTATTTAAAAATACAGAATATGATGCTCAAGATATTTTACTAGTTAATATTGAACCTACAGTTAAAAAATTTGTAGAAGATTTAAGTAAACTCTTTCCAAATAAAAGAGCTTCATTTGCTGAATTAGCTGACAAAAGTAATTGGTTAGGATCAACAGGTAAAAAAGCTCAATCTGGAGATGTAGACTTAGCTTATTCATCAGAACATTTTTTTAAAGATGGAAAAGTTGATGTAGCAGGTTGGGGTATTGATGAGAATGAATTTAACTCTTTATATGAAAAATATAAAAAATCATCTCGTACTGCTACTGATGAAGCAATTCAGACTAGAGCATTATTAGACTCAATAATTAATAAAGTTAATAATGCTGGCGGAGATATGTTTGGTAGTAATAAAGCTACAAACGGAGGAACACTTCATTTTTCATATCCACAGTATACTCCAACTGGAGAAAAATTAGATTTAAGAGCACAACTCGATGTTGACTCAGGAGATATGGATTGGTTAAAATTTAGGTATAATTCTGAATTGCCTGAAGATGATCCAAATATTAAAGGCTTACATAGAGGACAATTAATGTTAGCTATGTTTGCTGCTTTAGGATATACTTTTAAAAGTGGTAAAGGATTTATTCGTAAAGAAACAGGTGAAACTATAGCAGATAAACCTCAAGGTGCTTTAGAAATATTTAATCAAGAGTATAAACCTAAACAACCACTAACTTTAGAAATAATTAATAATTATAATAAGTTAATGGATTATATTAAAACTAACCTTAAGCCTGAAGATGTAGAAAAAACATTAAC